AGAAGATTGACTCGGTCTACAACCCAATGTGCCTGACCCTTGACACAAAGGTTCCATTGCTTGACGGTCGTATCTTGATGCTCAGCGAGCTGATTGCTGAGCAAAATGCAGGTAAGCAAAATTGGGTACATTCGATCGATCCTGTCACTGGTAAGCTGGCACCAGGTCTCATCTCGTGGGCTGGAGTTACAAGACGCGACGCTGAGACTGTGACATTGACGCTCGATAATGGGAAGACTATCACCTGCACGCCTGACCATAAGTTCCCTACGAAGAATCGCGGTTTTGTAGAAGCTAAGGACTTAACATCTTTTGACTCGCTGTACTCATTTGAAACTCGCGATGAGTTGATCGGCTCGACTGCTTATCAACAAATCTTTGATCATTCTGAAAATAAGTGGCAGTTTACACATCGTGTTGTTGGTGAGTTCTTTAAGAGCCTAGGAAAGCAGCAAGAGTTAACTTTCTCACCAGAGCATATTGGCGCTTATAAAGATACAGTGCATCATGCTGACTTTGACGCTAAGAACAACCACCCTGCAAATTTACAGTGGATGAACAAGGTTGATCACATCCTTTATCATTCAATGCTGAAGAAGGAGTGGTGGGCTGCTGTTAAGGGTAATCCAGAAAAGCTCGCAGCGCTTAAGCGCAAAATTTCGGAGTCGCTCATCCACTATTACGCGGAAATGTCAGCAGCTGAGCGTACCAAGCTCTCTGAAGATGCTTCGGCTCGGATCAATGAGTGGATGCTTCGGCTGAAGGCGGACCCTGCTTGGGTAGAGAAGCTTAAGACGATACAGCAAGCTCAGGGTCAAGCGCGTAAACATCGCATGCTAGCTGATCCGACTTTTAAGAGCAAGATTAACTCTGCTATTACTGTTACTCGCGACATGGTAGGTAGGATTGTTGAGCTCGTAAAGGCTCATGATCTTGACCGATCAAAGGCATTTGAAGTTGTAAGCTCCGATGCTCGTTTTAACGAACTGACGCTTCAAGCAAATGCTGAGAAGATCGGCACAAAGGGTTGCAAAATCACAGGTAAGCTTACAGAGAAGTTGATGCGTGCTGTTTATCAGCAATACGGATATGATGGTTGGAAGCATTTTAAGGCATCGAGCGCTACTTATAATCACCGCATCATCTCGATTACACAGGGCAACAAGCAAGATACAGGCTGTATTACAATTGACGGCGAGCATAAGTATCATACTCATCATACTTTTGCTCTAGAAGCGGGCGTCTTCACTAAGAACTCGATGGTCGAAGACTACTTCTTCATGCAAACGGCTGATGGTCGAGGCTCGAAGGTTGACACGCTCTCAGGCGGTGAGAACCTGGGCGAGATCTCTGACCTGAACTACTTCCAGAACAAGTTCTTGCAAGGCTTGCGGATCCCGTCGAGCTACATGCGTGGCTCTGATGACAATGGTACGCAGGTGCAAGACGGCAAGGTCGGCGTGGCGTACATGGAGGAGCGTAACTTCTTCAAGTACATCCAGCGTTTGCAGCGGAACATCGATCCGACATATGACGTGCAGTTCAAGGCATACCTCAAGTCAGCAGGCATCCGCATCGATCATAACTTGTTCAAGATCGAGCTGAATGATCCTCAGAACTTTAACGTGTACAAGCAAGCTGAAGTGGACGAGAAGCTCATGTCCAACTTCAACAACATCAAGGACATTCCTTACATCGCCGCACGCACGAAGCTGGCTCGTTACCTCGGCTGGTCTGAAGACGAGATTCAGATGAACGAGGAAATCCTGAAGAAGGAGCTGGCGCTGCCTAAGGATGACATCGATGAGCGGCTTACTATCCTGCGCATGATCTATGATCAGGCTTGGATCGAGCATCGTCCTGAGCCGAAGGTTGACGAGAGCTGGGACAACCACGTTGAGGCTTCGAAGCGGCAGGTCTCTCCCGAAGAGGCGGATGCTGCAGCTGAAGAGGAGGCGCCGCCTGAGGAGGAAGCACCAGAAGGTGGCGAGGAGGAGGAGGCACCAAGCGACGAGAATGAAGAGAAGGGTGATGAGAGCTTACCATCGCTCGATGATATGAAGAAGACGCTCGGATCATGAGCATCCTCTTTTGGCCGATGATGATGACCTGGCCAGTCATGATCTTCTTCCCTTGGTTGTTGCCTACTCTAAAATCAAAGAGTTCAAAACAAGAGCAAGGTAAAACCACGAGATAGATAGGTCATTCCGGTCTTTCAGCAAAAGCTAAGCTTCGTTGGGCTGAACATCGTGACAAGTGCATGGAGGCTGTTAAAAAGGCAGCTCTTAGCAATACATTAATTATCAAACTATTAAAGCTTGGCTCAATGGTCGGTAAATACAACATCCTCGAGGAAGACAGCATGATCTCTCAGCAATCAGTTCTTATTGAACATATCTCACCAGGCAATGCAAAGCTTATGGTGGAAGAACATGATAATAACAAAGCTTCATATCTATCTGGCATTTTCATGCAAAGTAATTTGCAAAATGGAAATGGCAGGCTCTACCCTTTAGAAGAAATTTCTTCAGCCGTTGACTCGATTAATAAGCGCATCGCTGAAGGCCAGACCGTCTACGGCGAGCTGAACCACCCTGACAACCTGACGATCGACCTCAACAACGTCTCGCACATCATCACCGAGATGAAGATGGACGGCGCAAATGCAATTGGCAAGGCCCGCATCATTGAAGGCCACCCAAAGGGTCAGATCGTGAAAGCCATCCTAAACGCAGGCGGCAAACTCGGCGTTTCATCCCGCGGTTCGGGCAACGTGGTCGAAGGCCGTGTATCAGGCTTCTCGCTGGTCACCGTTGACGTAGTTGCAACGCCGTCAGCGCCGAATGCATACCCTGGTCACGTGATGGAAGCGCTGACTGAAAACCAAAAACTTATGACCCTCGCTGAGGCTGTCATCCACGATCAAAAAGCTCAGAAGTACTTTGTCAAGGAGCTCGCTGGCTTCTTCGAAGCGCTCACTGGCCAACAGCTCAGGAAGTAATCAATTATGGAACTCGAACTTCTCCAATCCCTTGTGATGATCACTGAGGCCAAGGCTGATCCTAAGCCTGTCAAGATCGCCAAAGAGGTAGCCATTGAGCCTGAACCTGTTCCCGATGAAGAGGGTAAGGACACGTCATTTGCTCCTGAGAAGACGGCGTTCTTCTTCCGACCAAAGTTTGACAGCTACGGCATGCTCGAGCAGACCGATGACATGGATGCACGCCGCGAAGCTAAGCGCATCTACACGATGCTCGGCCGTGAGCATGAACGTGCTACGGTGTACAGCATTACGTCAAGCTCTGAACGTGAGTTTAAGCGCGTGGCTAAGATGCTCGGCATCTCGACAGACGGCGAAGTTACGCTTGAGCGCGTGAAGCGTGCAGGCTTCACGCTTGCAGGTCGGATCGGCGCAAAGCGTCTCATGAAGCGCGGCGACTTCATCGTCTCGCTGGTCGGCCCAAGCGATGACCACGCACCAATCACGTTCTACACGACTAAGCCCGCAGAGAAGGAATAACATGCTCGACACAAAACGCACCGGCTACGACAACCTCTTCCTCGTGGGAGGCTATGATTGGCAAGCTAAGATGAGCGCTGTGCTTAATGGCAATTATGAAGCTCTAGAGCTGAAGGTTAAGACCCTCACAACCAACTTCGAAAAGCTTGACAAGAAGGACGTTGTCAACATTGCCAAGTGGGAAAATGAGGTGCTGCACGCTTGCGGTATGAAGGGCAAGCCGCTGCCTGTAGTTACAACTCCTGCTCCTAAGCCAGTACCAGTTAAGCCTGCTAACGCGCCCGAACCAAAGGCTTAAGCTGCTAATAGCAAGCCATAAAAGGCCGGAGTAAATTTTACTCTGGCCTTTTTCTACATGCAATCAATTTATTATGTGTATGTCATAATTGATCCTGTGAGGATTCCAAAAATACATTGTAATTAGACAATGTTTGAAAAAGCATACACAAAGAGGCATGGTGACCTTTGTAAGATGAAGGATCAACAGCCAAAATGGCGCTATACGCTTCAAAAACCTGCATCAAAAATAGACTTCTGAGAAGTTTACTAGTAAATATCATCTGTCAACGTTTTTAGTTGACGCCAACTCTAAATCGGAGATAACACGCATGGATGAAATCCTCAAAAAGCTGTTTGAGTCAGACTTGCTGAGCGAAGAGACCAAGGCTACGCTGACAGAGCAGTTCAAGACTGCTGTCGATGCATACCTAGTCGAACAACGCGCACAGCTGGAAACTGAAGTCAACGCACGCCTTACAGAGGAGTTTGTCAAGGCTCGTGAAGAGCTCGTCGAAAGCTTGAATACCAAGCTGGACGAGATGGTCAAGGGCGAATTTGATGAACTCAAGGGCGACATTGAGCAATACCGTGACCTCGAGGTTGAGTTTGCCGAAAAGCTAGTCGAAGAGAAGGAGCAGCTTGCTGTTCGCTTCGGCGAGGAGATGGAAGAGCTTGTCAACAAGCTTGACATGTTCCTTGAACAGCGCGTTGACGCTGAATTTGACGAGCTCAAGGAAGACATCACCGAAGTCAAGAAGCTAGAGCTCGGTCGCAAGATCGTTGAAGCATTCGGCGTTGAGTACAAGAAGATCTTCAAGGAAGACACTTCGAAGACTGAACGTGAGCTTGCTGAAGCCCTAGACAAGCTCGCAGATGCACAGAAGCGCCTGACGGACATTGACCGTCAACGTGTAACTGAAGCACGTCAAAACAAGCTGGATGAGCTGCTCGCTCCGCTGACGGGTTCTACCCGTGAGCAGATGAAGCTGATCCTCAACAATGTATCTACTGAGAAGCTCGATGAAGCATACAAGGTTTACCTTGCACGCGTTCTGAAGGAATCTACTGTAGCTGCACCCTCCGCACCGGTTGCTAAGCCAGCAGAGCAAGTTAAGACCTCTCTCACTGAGAGCAAGGTTGTAACTGGCAATGAAGGCGAAGCTGAGGAAACTCAAGCTGTTACGGAATCCACCGAACCAAACAGCGCTCTTTCTCGGATGAGAAAGCTAGCGGGTTTGGCATAACCCTACTCCAAGGAGACTCTAAATGCAATTCTTGAAAGAAGCAAAGGTTTGGGGCGAAGCCAAGTCCGCTCTGCTCGAAAACCTTGATCCCACTAAGGCACGGATCGTTGACATTGCGCTGGAAAACCAGCGTCAATACCTGCTGAAGGAAACTTCGGCTGCGGACGTCGTTTCGACGGGTAACATCGGCAACTTCCAGAAGCTGATGATGCCTATGATTCGCCGTATCATCCCCGGTACCATCGGTACCGAAATCGTTGGGGTGCAACCGCTGACGGGTCCTACCGGCTTGATCTTCTCGATGCGCTATGTTTACAAGAACACAGCGACGACAGCAGAAACACCCGCTGGTGACATCGCAGTTGATGACGAAGCTTTCGGCAACACGTCGGCTACCGCCCCGTTTGCTGGTCGTATGCGTCGTTTCTACTCGGGTGGCGTAACCCCTGGTGCTTCTGGTGGCCTGTATAACGCTTCGGGCGTTAACGTTGGCGGCCCGTTCACACCTGCAGGCGCTTTCTCGCTCTCTAGCTCGCCGCTGTCTGGCAACGCTGGTGACGTGATCGACATGGAATCGTTCCCTGGCCGTTCGATGGGCATCCAAGTGCTCCGTCAAGCTGTTGAAGCGAAGACACGCAAGCTGCAAGCTAAGTGGTCGATCGAAGCTATGCAGGACCTGTCCTCGCAGCACGGTCTGGACCTCGAAGCTGAAATCACGCAAGCCCTCTCGGCTGAGATCGTGCATGAAATCGACAACGAAATCGTGACCGACCTGATCCGTCTGGCTGGCACGACCGAGCTGTTCGACATGGCTGGCGCTTTCACAGGCACGCCGCACTACATTGGCGACCGCCACGCTGTCCTCGGCGTGCTGATCAACAAGGTAGCGAACGACATCGGCGCAAAGACCCGCCGCGGCATGGCCAACTACGCTGTGGTGAACCCACAGATCGTCTCGGTCCTGCAATCTGCTGCTAAGTCGGTGTTCGCACCTGCTGTCAGCGGTTCGTTCGAAGGCCCGAACAACACGAAGCTGGTCGGTACGCTTAACGGCGCTATCAAGATCTACTCGTTCATGTTCGACGCATCGTTCGGCACAGTTGCAGCCGGTTCAGCAGTTCCTGACGGCGCTTCGGCATCGTCACAGATCGTGCTGCTTGGCTACAAGGGTGGCAACGGCGAGACGGATGCTGGCTACTTCTATTGCCCGTACATTCCGCTGATGACCAGCAACACTGTGGTTGATCCGCAGACGTACAACAACCAAATCGCAGTGATGACTCGCTACGGTAAGGCAACGTTCACGTCGTCGGCAACATCATTAGCCAACTCGGCCGACTATTATGGCAAGATAGTCGTGAATAACTTAGCATTTTTGTAATCCGTATTATTACCAAGGAAACTCGGTAAATATAGATAAAAATTTGTTCAAAAGCCTCCTTCGGGAGGCTTTTTAATGCTTCAAACTTTAAAGTATGATATATTGATTTTAATCTTAACTACTTAGTCAAATTATCCAATGACAACGCTAGCCGAACAGCTTCTCGAATATATTGAGAAGAACCCAAATACCTACAGTCGATACATGCAAAAGAGCCGTCCTGACTTGTACAAGCTGATTGCTGCTGAAGCAGGAACTACAACTCCCGAAAAGGCTTATAATTACTTAAACCCTACGGCACGCGCTGAGCATTTAACATGCAAAGTATGTAATAAGCCAACAGCTGAGTTTATCACAGTGAAGCTCGGATATAGGGTATACTGTTCTAATAAGTGCTCTGCTAATGATCCTAGCAATAAAGCGAAGATAACAGCAGGATTTAGAACAGAAGCCGCCAAAGAGAAGCGAAAAGAAACATTGATTGAGCGTTATGGAACTGATTCAATTATCAGCCTGCATCGTGACAAAGCTGAAGCAACAATGCTCGAGCGTTACGGTTCAACAACAGTAGGTAACGTACAAGAGTTCAAAGATAAGAGAAAGACTGTGCTTCTTGAACGTTACGGCGTAATCAATCCATTTTTAATTCCTAAGATAGCAGAGAAGTCACGTAAGGCTCGCTATGACGCTTGGGCTAAGATCTCGGTAAAGAATGCTGAAAATAAACGTTTAGCTAACGAACTGTTAAGCCAGCGATTGCTTGAAGATTTTAAAGGAACGATGTTAGAGCTCTATGAAATGTATCAATCTAGCTTGAAGCTTTATCTTCAAACTAGAGCACCTGAAGCTATAGAGGTAATGAAGCTGCTTTCAGGTGACTCATGGGGTGAAAAGCTGTATATGCTGTTTAATGATATGACAGTAAAGCCCATGTGTCGCGTCTGTAAGACAACTCGAGTATCATTTATTCAAACTTCTTACGGCTTTTCAAAAACGTGCTCTCGGGGGTGCAGCGCACAAGACGGTGAGAAGTATCAACTTGCATTTGAAACAGGTATTCGTTATAAAGACCATACGCTGCCGTCGGGAAAGACTGTAAAGCTAATGGGATATGAGCCACAAGTAATTGCTCATTTATTAGAGCAAGGTATTCTTGAAGAAGAGTTAGCGTTTGAGGATGATGTACCATACGTACTTTATGAGCACGCTGGGAAGACAAAGCTTTATATGCCTGATTTTTTCTTAACGAGTAAGAATGCAGTTTGCGAAGTTAAGTCATCATATACGTATAAAGCTGAGTTAACAAAGAACTTAGCAAAACTTCAAGCCGCACGAGCTGCAGGTTATGAAATGTACCTGTTTATTTGGGATGATAACACGCAATCTTTAATCTCAGAAACTGAAGCGTTAATGCGTGAAACAAATACTATAGATAAGACCCATGACCCTCTCTAATCCCCAGCTTCTTGCTGAAGTTATCCGAGCTAAAGAGCTCGGTCAAGCCACGTCTGAGTTAGGTGCAATGTTTACTGAGATAGTTAAGTGTTTGCTCTACAAGTCTCACTTTAGAGGATTCACGTACTTAGGTGATATGGAGGCTGCAGCGGTTGAGCGGCTTTACAACGCTGGGCTAAGCTTCGACCCTGCTAAGTCAAGTAACCCGTTTGCTTATTATGCACAGATTGCTACAGAGGCATTTAGGTTAAACGTCAATGGGAAAGCAGATGCCTAACTTCGTTGTTAACATCGCCACGCCCGAAACGCCTAGCGAGCTAAAGCTTATCACCACTTTATCGAGCTGCATGGAAGGGCTAAACGCTTACCCAGGCGTAGTCGAAGCGCTGGCTGAGAACAAGCCATGGCTTAGGCCTGGCTTCAAGTTTTGCTTCTGGTTTGCTGATGAAGCGCTTGCTCATAAGTTCATGACAGCCGTAGCGCCGTTTACAAAGTCAACCTGCGAAGCATGCACATAATTGACTACCCAAACCGCCTCTCCCGCACGGTCTCATCGTCGTACAATCAAAAGCTCTCGCTTGCATACGTGCATGTCCGCAAGGACCAGGCCCTGTGACATTAACTCACCACCTCTCTTCGGTCCCGTCGTGCTTGAAGGTGAGATCGATACTTCAGTATATTGAAGTATACTTCAATATACTGACAAGCGAGCTGCTTGTTGTAAGAAGAGCACGGCTTGGGCGCCGGCCTGGGAGCAGGCAGTATAAGCTTGAAGGCTGCTACGTCATCGACGGCATGCTGCACATTGACTGCGTAACAGAGAAGCGTAAGCGTAAATAAGCTCCATGATTATCAAAGAGCTCCTCTCCTTAGCCGAAACAAGAAAGCCTGCTGACAATAGCCCATTAGCTCAGCTGCAACATCTTCCTCAGCCGATCGGCATTAACGGCGGCTCATATACCTACTGGGTGGATGTCACCAAGACGCCGCTCAAGTTTACAGCATCTGATGGGTCTGAAATTGAGGAAGCTAAGACGCTTAAAGATATTGCGAAGTGGCTTGACAAGTGGGCTGCTAGCTTTTGGCTAGAATTCTTGGACGGGCAAGAGAGCCTTGAGGTGCTTCAAGATGAGCGCATCATCAGAGTGAAGACCGGACACCCTAGCCAAGCAAATCACGAAGAGTTTATCTTAGCAGGAGAGAATGAAGATCCGGTCATGGAGGTTTTTGGCATGCTTGACATGGAACATGTTAGCGATGATGACCGAGAGAGCATGACTGCCGACATCAAGAGAAAAGCTAATGCAGGTTGGGCGCCGGCTGAGATTGCCGCTTACATGCGCAACGTGGAGGAGGTTAATCCAGACCTTGACGAAGCTCGCGCGCTTGCAAACATGGCGAAGGTTAAAAAGCAGGTAGAGACTCGCTTGAAGCTAACAGCTCAGGTTACTGCCGCTCTGGCCTCGCTAAACGCAGGCGATCGGAAGCCGCTCTTAAAGCTGCAGTCAGAGCTGGTTGATGACGGGTATGATCTGGTCATCAAGGACGATGAGATCGTGCTCTCCACCGAAAAGGGCGAGCACATCGGAACTATTAAGCGTTAAGCATGAAGCTCACAGTCAAGCAAACTAGTTTACATGCAATTTAAAAACGCGGTATAATATACCTAACCACTTAAAGGAGCTTCTCATGTTTGACTGGATCATTGATTGGATCACCGGCCGTCGCGATGGCCTGCCGCCGATCGTCTCGCGGAAGTAAGACAGCAAGACTTGAAGTGCGTAATCGCATCGAAAAGCTTTGATGCTAATCGGCTAGATTAGGTTCTTTGGAGAGCGTAAAACTATGCCGATTCGGAAAAGCAGATGACGCTCACTGAGTTCTTAGCTAACAAAGCTTTGCGCAATGCATGGGTGATGCACGAGAACATTGACATCTACGTCAGACGTTCATTTCACGTGCTTGATGGAAAGTCAGTTGACACGTTTGACTTAGCAAACATGAACGCTCCGTTGCACACTAGAGGCCATGGTGAGCTTTGGGCTGCAATTGACTTAGTCAAAGCCGCCGAGCCCGAACGCACGCTCTACATTGAGAATGTGCTCAATGAGCGTCTTGCTGCTTCACTTCGAGCTAGAGGCTGGACCGAAACGGCCCATCTTGGTGAGATAATTTCATTTTCTTATAACAGCTACACAAATTGAAAAAGCCGCTCAGCGAGCGGCTTTCTATGCTAACCGGGTAGCTAATTAGCTAATGCCCTTGAGTGTGCCGATTGCAGCCTTAACAGCGGTAGCGGTAGCGGCAAGAGCGGCAGTTGTTGTTGGCGTGATGTTATCAGCGACAAGCGTCGGGAAGCTGATTATTTCATTACCTGCACCGACCGTAGAAGGTGTCGTCAGATCATATTCGACGCCTTCGAGGGAGAACCCTTCGATAACAACTTGCAGGTTTGCAAGAATGAGTGCAGCTGTAGGGTCAATGGCGCAAACACGGCCACGGACGGCGAAATCAAATTGTTTCTTGCTAATGGTCATGTAGGGTCTCCTAAGGGGTTAGCAAGTCTTATTTACCGTCTAGCGGATTAAGAGAGACCTCTAAATTCAGCTATTGTGGTTGACAGCGATAAAGCGTTATCGCTGATGTCGCTCATTGAGCGCTTTGGGCTGCTCCGAAACCTGGGAAGGTTTCACCTGGACCGAGAGAACACGACTCACGTGCTCGAACCGGCGATGATTATCCCCTCTTGAGCTTGACTGGCTTGATCCTGCAAAGCAAGTTATTCTTCAGAAGAACTGCTCTTTTGACATTGGGCAGCCGTTGAATAAGCGCCTTAGCTAAGCCCTCAATATTATTGCTGACGCCCCCAAGCATAACGGTGCCGTCATCTTTGATTTGAAGGCCGCGCACGCCAGCAGGGTCTCTGCAGATATGGTTCCAGCCAGTGCTGCTAAATGCAACCTCACCGTTCGCATTGATGAAGATGTGGGTGTAGCAACCGTCGCCAAGGTTGAGATCAAGCTTGATGGAGCTGTCGTTTCTGTTCAAGCTTGCATTATCAAGCTCGACTTCTTCAACACCTAGCTCAATGAGAGCGGTTTGCAGCGTGAATGCATGAGAGCGCATTTGCCTGATGTCGGTGCTCATGTTGTATCTCCATTGCCGATTAAATGATTGTACTCTAATCGAACACGGATGTAAACACTAAGGCACAACGATCAGATTTTTATTGCCGACCCAGACACACTTGGCGTCAATCATGCCACCCTTGATGATGGTTGCATTTTGAATCAGCGTCTCCATGCAGCCTGTCGTGATCTCAAGCTCGAAGCCGCGCGGGTCAAGAATCCGCCACAGCTTGTTGGACGTGGAGTATCGGCTGATAGCGTGCTGCACCTTGAACCCAGGTAGTGGGGTGTTTGAATACACCATCGGCTGAGGATCAGCCCACTCACCAACGTCTACTTCGACGCACACGTTATTGTCCCAGGTGTTTCGATAGCCGCTGATCCAGAGGTGACCATTGCGTTCTTCGCACTTGAAGTTGATGATGTGCTGGTTGTATGCCCAGTCACGTTGAGTTTCATGCTTCTTGTCATCCGGCTTTTTAGGATTCCACGGTTGTAGGAACCCAAGCATCGGCCCATAGTCAATAGGGACCGCTTGTCCTTGAGCGTCACGGTTAGTGTAATCGCCGTAGATGGGCTGCTTCTTCATAGTCACGTAGACGTGTGCGGGTATCTTGCTCATGCGTAGCTCCTGAGTACAGCGCTGATCATCGGCGCTGATAATGCGATGGCTGTGCCACTAATAGTCTGCTTGAAGTTGAAATTTATTAAGCTGGTGCCAAGATGTAGTGCACGTAACACGATCTCGCAACAGCTCAAGGCCGTAGAGATAAGCGCCGATCACAGCGATGATGCTGCTAATAGCTACGATCCAGTCGTTCATGCTTCCTCCTGAATAACTTCCATGGTGCAACGAGTCAGCACCGTTTGGTTGGTGCCATTGTAGGTTTCATGCTTCTTGACGGTACCCGTCAGCTTGACGTGGTCATCCTTGTGCGGGACGCCAGTCGAAGTCTTGATCCACTTGAACATACGGCCGTCGGCGTCTTGCAGCAGTACCATGTAGTCGTAGTTCTCGTGGTATGCTGATGCGAGCTCCTTCACGTAGATGATCCGTAGCTCCAGGTTGCGCAGACGGTCACCGACATGCCCAACGAATTCGTTTTTGCCGCGCTTCGTGCCCAGGAGTCCTTGCTCCTTCATGTAGGTGTACACGGATGAGCAGATGTAACGCACGTTGCGAGGCGATACCCGCTCTCCCAGGAACATGATCGAGAGGTTCTTGAAGTAGTCGGCGGTGTGCTGACGGGCAATGACGAAGGAGATGATCTTGTCTGCCAAGTCCTTATCGTCTTGCGTCGAAGCGTCATACAGGTCGGTGTAGCCGAAGATGCTGCGCCAGACGATGTTCGGTGTGCCTTCCTGCTCTTCATTGTTAAACTCGTACTTGCCGCGGATGCGCACGACGGTGCATGCGCGAATGAGCGTGTCGAGCGCCGAAATCAGCATCGGCTGATGGTGGTGGAAGCCGGTATGCACCTGGGACGGTGTCTTCGTCTCGAGGTCCTTCAAGTAGGCCAGAAGCTTGTCCATCGAACCCATCCACCACGCAACGGCACGTTCGGGATTCTTCGCGCTCAGGAAGTCATCCATGCAGCTTGAACCGACTTGACGGTGGGAGCCGTCATCGTGTTCCACGATCCAGGTGTACTTGCGGATGCGGTCCTGATTGCAGTGCTGGCAGCGATATGCTGAGCACGTGCGGTACTCGTCAGGAGCCTTTTCGCCTGGGACGGTAAAGATGAGGTTGTCGGCGCCTGGGACCGCTTCGATGCGGCCAAGGAAGCGCCAACCATTGAGCTTGATCGGCTCGCCGTCGATGATGATGTCAACGACATTGTCCACTACGTTCGTGCCGGCTGCTGTTGCCTGCGAGCGCAAGTACGGGTCAGTCTTCGTCATCGTCAGCGGGGTGCAACCCAAGCGCTTCGCCTTCTTGTTGAGCTTTTCCAGTTCAGCTTCAAGCAGCGGCAAACACTCAGTAATGATCGTGCTGGTGACTTGCATTTTGCGTCCTTTGTATCTTCGATTACGATAGATAGATCTTATACTAAGCTGAAGTCAATGTAAATAGGCAAACGTCATTATAGGAAATTTTCATGTCATTCTTTGATACTCTCAAGGCGAAAGCCAAAGATGAGCTGAAGATCTTAGAAGCCGATGGGCGTAAGATCGAAGACAAGGTGCTTGAATACTTTCATTTGGGCGCGTTACATTCAAAGCTTATTGATCTAGAAGCCAAGACGGCCGATGAGCTCTGGAAGCTTAAAGTTGCTGCTGAAGAAAAACTTCACGCGGATGCTGCAAGGCTACGTGAAGCTTTTAACACAGAAGCAGCAAAACTTAGAGATGAATTCAAAAAAGCTCTAACCACAATGTGAAGATGCTGTTAGAGATGCCACTCTAATGCTATCTCAACATAAATAGATCTGTCAAAAATGACAGGAGACATCTACTATGCCAACTCTCGTCTCTCCAGGCGTTAGCGTAACAATTATCGATGAATCGTTCTACGTAGCGGCTTCAGCCCCATGCGTACCGTTATTCTTCATCGCAACCCGTGCGGATAAGAAGAAGGTCGACGGAGTCACCGATGCGCCAGGCGCAAAGGAGTCTAGCGTCGTTCGTACCATTACCTCGCTAGGACAATCTGTAGACACCTACGGTAT